CTCTTCGTAAATTTTCCTTTCGTAGTCGGTTGAAAAATCTATTACGCTTTCACCAATCATAATTAACCCCAATCTTTCTGATCGCCTTGTTCGGCTGCAGCATTAAACCCTGCGTAATATTGTTTGACTTGTTCATCAGTCATGTCTTGCTCTTTTACCTCGGGTGATGTGCCAGTTCCACCAATGTAATAATGTGGTTTTGATGGGTGTCCGTAATAAAAGTCTGCACCGCCACGATCAAAAGGGCTACCATGACGATTTAAAGTATCTTGCACTGGTGTTTGATAAACAGTTATTTCTTCTGTTCGTAAGCCTGCACCTGTTAAACCGTCTACATTTTCGTCAAGGTCTATATGGTATATAATAAGAGATTTATTTACTAAACCATGATGGTAACCTGTTATAGTGCCAGTTTTACCTTTTAAAAATTCACAACCTTTGCGTGGGTTAGAAATAATAATTTTAGAATTTTCTTGTAACATTTTGAACCTCAAAATCATTTATAAATAAACCCATATGTTTATTGCTAAACCAACCTTGGTTGGTATCTATTTTAACATGGTAACTGGCAGGTGTGCCATTTACATTATGTTTGTCAGTTATAAGACGTATAATTTTACCAGTTAAATTAGCTAGTTGACCGCCATTGTATTGACAGTCTTTGTTAATTTTAATTTTTGTATCTTTCTGTAACATTTGAACCTCTTTTTGTTTACATATACATACTATCAAGTGGGCTAATAGTGTCAACACATTATTTACAAATAAAACGTGTAAGAACTGCTGTCAGTCGCTACACAAAAATAAATACTTCACCATTCATAATTTATGCTGTAAATATACATTTGACATAATAGGCGAGGATAAAATGAGTAAAGCGGAAGCCGCAACTGGTGGAAGCGCAAAACGTGGCCCGAAAGCACCCTCTAAACCATTGAATGACGAGGACTTTTTGCGTTTACTTAATATGGTAAGAATACAATGCACACAAATAGAAATATGCAGTATTCTTGGTATGTCAGACACCACACTAAATAGAAGATTAAAAGATAGAGGATACGAAAATTTTGAAGACCTCTATAAAAGGCACAATGACGAGGGCAGAATGTCACTTAGGCGTATGCAATGGCAAGCGGCTGAAGGCGGTAATACTTCAATATTAATTTGGCTTGGTAAACAATACCTTGGTCAAAAAGATAAAGCCGAAAGCACTGTATCAGGTGAGCATGTACACGCTTATAAGTGGTTAAGCGATGACAGTTAGAACAATTAAGTATAAACCAAGGTCATTAATAAAATCTTACCATACGAGAACAGAACGCTTTGCTATCATCGTTGCACACAGAAGGTTTGGTAAAACTGTTGCTGCGATTAATGATTTAATAAAAGATGCTTTAACAATTCCAAGGCCAAATGTTAGAGTTGCGTACATTGCTCCGTACTACAGACAGGCAAAAGCAATAGCGTGGGATTATCTTCTAGAGTATACTAGAGATATTGAAGGCGTAGAATATAATGTTGCAGAATTACGTGCAGATTTTCCGAATGGTGCAAGATTTAGATTATTTGGTGCTGATAACCCCGACAGTTTGCGCGGATTATACTTTGACCATGTTGTGTTGGACGAACCCGCCGACTTTCCACATCGTGCATGGCCTACTGTTATAAGACCATCACTTGCAGATCGTAAAGGTAAAGCAACATTTATAGGCACACCAAAAGGTAGAAACCAATTTTACGACACTTTCGTTGCAGCTAAGAATGACCCCAATTGGCTTTCATTAATGCTTAAATCTTCAGAAACAGGCATTTTAGACGAAGAAGAATTAAAAGAAGCTAAAAAGGCAATGGGAGAGGATAGATTTGAACAAGAGTTTGAGTGTAGTTTTGAAGCCGCAATACAAGGCTCATATTATGCAGCAGAATTAAAAACAGCCGCGCAAGAAAACAGAATACGAGTTGTCCCTTATGATCCGTCCGTTGGCGTAACCACCGCATGGGATTTAGGAATTGGTGACAGTACGGCAATATGGATGGCGCAGTTTGTGGCGCAAGAAGTTCGGTTAATAGATTATTACGAGAACTCTGGTGTGGGGTTGGATCATTATGCAAAAGAACTCAGTAGTAGGGGTTATCACTACTCTAGTCACATCCTACCCCACGATGTACAAGTTAAAGAGCTTGGCACTGGCAAGTCAAGGCTTGAAATATTAGGCACATTAGGTTTAACAGACATTACAATCGCACCAAAACTAAGTATTGAGGATGGAATACAATCAGCAAGGTCAATGCTAAACAGATGCTGGTTTGATGCAGAAAAGTGCGAGAGAGGCGTAGAGGCTTTAAAGCAATATCGTAGAGAATTTGACGAAAAGCTTAAAACGTGGAGAGGTAGACCTTTACATGATTGGACGTCACACGGTTCAGATGCATTTCGATATTTAGCGGTAGGTAAGCAAGAAAACAAAAATTGGGGTGAACCTATAAGAAGAAATTTGCAAGGAATAGCATAATGTGCTAATTTAATTTTAACAGCAGGAGGTTCTCGTATGGCAAAAAAGAAAAAACCTACCAAAAAGAAAGGCTTGTACGATAATATTCATGCTAAAAGGCGCAGAATAAAAGCAGGAAGTGGTGAGCGCATGAGAAGTGCGGATGATCCCAAAGCTCCTTCAGCAAAAAATTTTAAAGACGCTGAGAAAACTGCTAAAAAACCTAAAAAGAAAAAGAAAGGTAAGAAATAATGCCCGGCTATCACAAAGGTAAAAAGAAAAAAGGTAGGAAAAAGTAATGCCCCATGTTTCTGGTCATAACCCCGGCGCAGGGTCAGGTATAAGCTCTTCTTTACGCCCAAAAAGAAGGCCAGATGTTATTCCTACTGGCGGTAAAAATGTTTCACCAGTTATGTTTGGCGGTGATCCACAAAACAGAATTGGTATATCTGGTCCTAAAGGTGGTGGAGAGGCAGCTAAAGCACAGGTCAAAGTTGGCAGTGATATTTATAAGCAATATAATAACGATGGTCGCTATGGGTATTACAATGACGAAGGGTATTATGTGCCTGCAGATATAGATATGCGAGACGGTGGAGGTGCTGATGCCAACGATACTTTTTTTGAAGGCGGTGGGTTTTTATCACTGCTTGGTAACATTGCAAAAATAAGGCCATATGGTCAAGAAAACACGCCACGTGAGCAAATTGGTTTTCGTAATGTTGAAGATATGTTTGACCGTGGTGGTCCTCAGCATCGTGACGGTAAATACAGAGGCGGTATGCAAATAAGTATGTTGGGAAATTTGGCAGACCAAATTGGTGGCGTAGATCAAGGTACAAGAACTAGATATAACTACGATACAACGTCAACGCCAACAGCAGCAAAATCAACTGGTGGTTTTATCAATAATATAGAACCTAGAGAACCAATTCCTGTTTACGATTTAGATGGTAACCCACAAAATAATGCCGCACTTATGGAAAACTCAAATACAGCAATAGCAAGTGGAGTTGAGCCTTTATATCCACCGTCACAAACTTTTAATATGACAAGCAGAGCAGAAGCAATAAATGCATTAAGGCGCAAAGCTAAAACCGCACAAAGTTGGGACAATTTTATGCAAGAACACCCTGCAGAAGCAGAAGAACTTATTCAAGATGCTATGCGTAAGCAAAACCCACTATTTCCTGCCAATCCCTAATGGCTGAAAAAAAGAAAAAAGATGCTAGGTTAGAAAAGGCAGGAGTTTCTGGTTATAATAAGCCAAAAAGAACGCCAAGCCATCCAACAAAATCACACGTTGTAGTTGCTAAAGAAGGCGAAAAGGTAAAGTTAATAAGGTTTGGTCAGCAAGGCAAAACTGGTGATAAAACAATGACAAAACGCGCAAAGTCTTTTAAGGCAAGGCACGCAAAGAATATAAGAAAAGGCAAGATGTCTGCCGCGTTCTGGGCAAATAAGGTTAAGTGGTAATGAGTATAATTGACTATCTGCGTGATTTTAACAGCCCACAATCAGGTAAGAAAAGACGCGATTTTTTAGAAAATATGTTTGATTTTGAGGAATATGTTCCACCAAATCTACGTGCGCCTACACAATTCGTATTAGATGCTAATCCAGTTACGGGTATGGGTAATTCAGTAACAGAAAGTCGTGTTGCGTTTGACCCTACAAGATCAGCTGATGAACGTAAACGTGCAGGCATTAACATGATGATGGAAGTCGGCTTAGCGGCGGCACCTGCAGTTCTTGGCAGAATGGGTTATTTAACACCGCCAGTTGCACTTGCAGAAACCTTTGCGGCACCCACTCCGACAAGCGAAGGTATTAGGGACGCAACAACAGGTTTGCTATCAGATTTACAATATGGCGCAAGGTCAATAGCTGAAGGCAATCCGCGAGGAGTTTTAGAAGCATTTCAAAGCGGTGGGCAACCAACATCATTAAGTGCGGCTACCGTTGGTAGTAATATGGGCCCACCATTAGACATTATTCAGTACTCACCAACACTTCAAGCGGCAGAAAATTTAACGCAAAATAAAGGCACATTTGAGCAAATGAAATCTATGCTTTTAAAAGGC